TGTTGCAGAAAAGCCAAAGGGACCGCTACATTAGGGCTTGCATGTTGTTTCCAATGAATGTAGACTTGCGCTGTCCCGTTTGGTAAGGGATGAAATCAATTTCAAAGGAAAGGTGAACCCATGACGAAAGCTGCTCCGACGAAGACTGCCCCGGTGAAGAAGTCGGCACCGAAGAAAACCGCCACCGCCAAAGCGGCGGCTCCCGCCAAAGCCGAGAAGTACACGCTGAAGCAACTTGGAGAAGACCTCTCGCACAAGCTTCCTCTTGTGTCGCGGGGGACCATCGACAAGGTTGTCGAAGCGACGTTCAGCCAGATGACTTCTGCCTTCCTCGACGGCAAGGCAGTCATCATCAAGGACTTTGGCAAGCTGGAGGTCAAGCATCGCCCTGAGCGTCAAGGACGCAATCCGGCGACCGGCGAGTCGATCACGATCCCGCCGAAGACGGTGCCGAAGTTTACCTTCGCCAAATCCCTTAAACAGGCAGCGCTCTAGCCTACAGGCTGTAGCGTCGTCTGTTGCGCCCCCCGTACGGAAGAGCGGGGGGCGTTTTTCTTTCTACGGAGCCACCATGCGACAGTTCACATGTTCCAACTGCGACTGGCACGAAGACCGCCATTGTCACTTCGATCCTCCCTCTGTGCAGCTACTCATGGCGCAGGGCATTCAAGGCGTCCAGCCGCAGCCTGTATCGTTCCACCCGCCCGTCAAGCCGGAAGAGTTCTGCTCCAAGCACAGCAGTCTCCCCGGCGGTGTTCCCTCTCGCGTCGTCAACCTGAACTAGAGCCATGGACCCGATTGCCCCTGTCTTGCCAACCGTCATCGGTCTCGCTGGTTTGAAGGGCGCAGGCAAGGATACCGTCGCCGCGCACCTTATTTCGATGTATGGCTTTACGAGGGTAGCCTTTGGTGACCCTCTTAAGGCGGCAATCGCCGCGATGTTCGAAGTTGATCCCGCGTTCCTTGAACAGCGGGAAAACAAGGAGCGTCCTGTCGAAGAGGTCTTGGGCTACACGCCTCGCGTCCTGTGGCAGACCTTGGGTACAGAATGGGGGCGTCAGATCATCGACCGAGATATCTGGGTCAAGCTTGCGGACAGGAAGATTCGGAGACTACAGGACGCTGGTTCTTCCCTTATTGTCGTGCCGGATGTACGATTTCCAAACGAGATTGAGTTCTTTCGTTCGTTGGTCGGCGGTGCCGTTTGGTGGATACATCGACCGGGGGAGAACAACGATACGCATGCGTCCGAGAACAGCATCGACATTACGATGGCGGACGATGTGATCCACAACAACGGCACGATAGAGATGCTTTACGTACAGGTAGGGGTGAACTTTGCAAACCTTCGTAGACGGGCAATCCGTCGCGCCTTCAAGAGTTCGGCTGTCTAAGCACTTCCTGTTGTCGGACTTCATGGGGTGTGACTCGGTATACACCCACGGCTATCCAAACGTCTTCGTGGACTTTCAGGGACAGAAGCTAAGAGAAGGCGAAACACTCAGTCAGAAGGTACTTGAGCCAATACTGAAGACCTCCGGACTGTCGGTCTCGTACGGCTACATCAGCCCCGACCTGTCGAAGAAGATCGTCAAGTACCAAGACCCCAACAAACCGTCCTACCATCGATGGGACCATGGGGCCGCATGCGACATCGTTCTGCATGACGCCATCTATGAGGGGCATGCGCCAATCCATAGTGCGTTTTGGATCGATGAACACCTTCCGGTATCTCGCGTCATAACGTACTCGGAGTCTCCGTACATCTGTGTTGCATCGCGGGATGCCGAGGTTTGTTCCGGGAAGTGCAGGCACGCCCTCTACGAAAACAGGTACATAGGTGAGCGCAAGCCGAAGTTCATCACGTACTCAAACACGCGAGGGTTCCGCCTAAACCAGAAAGCGAGCCTTACCCTGCATGAGCCTTGGGAGGGCGCGGGGTACCCTACCTACCATGGGGGCGGACGCAGGCAGTTGCATCACATCAGAACCAGCAAGTACACTGTTTTGACCGACTTCCTCTACTCGGACATTGCGGTAGCCGAGGGGTATGCCAACAAGCCTTCACAGAGAGCTGTAGGCAAGTTTCATAGGGCGGGGGATGTCTACGATAGTCTCCTACTACGAACAGGGCTTAGAAGGCTTTCTATCGTTCGTGGGTACGAATCCCCGGCATGGGCCGTAGACAGCAAGCACAACTGGCAGAAGGACATTCGGTTTGTCGTTGTCCCTCCATCGGATACCGATCCGGTCTCCGTCGCGGAGGCTGCATGGCAGATTTCCGGCGTCGTGGACGTTAGGGTCAAGGACGAGGCGCGAGTCGCCATAGCGATCAGTCTTGCCTAGCCATGAAAGAGCTAAAGAAGTACAAGCTGCGAGCGGCTAGGAAGCCGAAGAAGCACCCGCTACTCAGCGGGGTAGTACACGTGGCCGATTGGGAGGGTACAGGCTACGCGTATGTCAACTTTGATGAGAGTTTTGTAGACGCCGTAGGCAAAGCGCTGCCTCACGGCCTTATGCCTTCAGCCCCCGCCTATCTCAAAGTACTGCACATGCCCGGACGGAAGTCGTGGAGGGTCTTCGCCTTCTACCTCCGGGAGCTTCGCGGCACCCTACTTTGGGAGTCCCCAACGCGTCCTGCTTGGGTTTCTAAAGCCATTCGCGATTGAAATCGATTTCATACACTCGGCCTGTTTATCAGTCCGGGGTTTTGTTGCTATACTCGCTCATCCGATTTGGTGTAGCGTTTTTGCAGCGGAACGCGTATGATAAACAACCACAAGAGATACGAAGTAGAAGTAGAGGAGGTTCACTCAGGGGATGACCTTATCCTTTTAGTGAATCTCGGCGTGGACGGATTGTATAAACGCGTTCGCGCACGCCTCAAAGGCGTGGATACGCCGAGCGCGTTTCGCGCTTTGAAGGACACAGAGGCGGGAGAGGTACGAGACTTCATGAAAGGTCTTGTACTGAAAAACAAGTGTTCAATCGACCTACACTCACACGGCAAAGGCGGGTGGATGGTTACCCTCTACGTGATGAAAGACGATGCCTTGGTCAACATCAACGATGTTCTGATACAGAAAGGCTACGTCTACCACGGTAAGCAGGAGAGCTAATGACTGTCAAACGAATCCATCGCGTCCGCCAGCGAAACATCAGTGTTCGGTCTTTCACGATTGGTAGCACGAAACGCGCGGACACCAGTCGCCAGATCACTGAAGAAGACGCTTTTACCACCACCGGTATAGGCAAGGCAGCACTTCTTCCTCCGTATAACCCTCAGTTTCTAGCCCAATGTGTTGAGCGTAGCAATATGCTCAAGCAATGTATCGCGGCTATGGTCACGAACGTCGGTATGGTGGGGTTTGAGGTTGCCCCTACAGATCGCGCAGTGGAGGTAGACGACGCCGAGCGGGAAGAGCTTCAGTCATTCATCGACGCCTGTAACTCGGAAGAGTCGCTGACTTCGGTACACACCAAGGCGGTTGACGACTACGAGACTTACGGCTACTGCTTTCTTGAGGCGATCCGCGACCGTAAGGGTCGCATTTCGCTTCTGCGGCACATGCCCGCCTTCAGCACTCGGCTGCTCCCGAAAGACCAAGAGCCAGAGCTTGTTGAGTACGAGGTTTCACGCGGGCGGCGCACCACCACCGTACAGGAATATCGTACGTTTCGTCGCTTCGTGCAGATCGTCAACGGCAAGACGCGGTACTTCCGGGAGTTCGGGGACCAGCGCGTTCTGAACATGGAGACTGGCGAGTACGGTACCTGCCCTGTCGCCATTCGCGCTACCGAAGTCATCCATGTCCGTCAGAACTCCAACGATCCGTATGGCGTTCCGCGCTGGATCAATCAGCTTCCGTCGATTCTGGGGAGCCGGGAAGCGGAGGAGTGCAACCTCCGGTACTTCGAAGACAACACCATCCCTCCCATGATCCTGTCGGTCGCCGGGGGGCGTCTTACTAGCCAATCGTACAAGGAACTGAAGGACATCCTGCTCAAGCAAGGCATAGGTGTGGATCGTCAGAACAAGATGATCCTCATCGAAGCCGTGGCCGAGCGGGAGGGGTTGGACGAGAAAGGAAGCACCGTCACCCTGAAGATTGACAAGCTCACCGACGCGCGTCAGAGCGATGGTCTGTTCAGCCAGTACGATGATGCGAACCAAGCGAAGGTCCGTTCGTCTTTCCGCCTTCCTCCTGTCGCGGTCGGTCTCTCGCAGGACGTAACCTTCGCGACCGCCAACGTATCTGCCTTCATCGCGGAGACGCAGGTTTACCTTCCTCTTCGCAACGTCTTTGATGAGGTTTACAACAAGAGGCTGGTAAGCGGCGAGCTTGGCCTTGGGTTGCGTACTTGTCGGCTCGCCAGCAGTGTTCCGATGATGTCCAACGGCGACAGCATCGTCAAAGCCCTCACGGCGCTGAACACGATGGGTGCGATTACTCCTCGTATGGCGAATGAGCTTGGCAACCGCGTGTTGCAGCTTGACCTTCCGGCTTACCCGAAACCGGGGCAGGAAGAGTACGAGGAGTGGATGGATCAGCCGATCCTCTTTGTCACGCGCGGAACTGCGTCTCAGGCAGGGCAGGCGCAGAAGACAGAGGAAATCAAAGACACTGAGGAAGAAGGCGACACAGGTATCACTCGGCCCGAAAACGGACAGCAATAGCGATAGGAGTAAGCCATGATTGAGTTTGTGTACGAGGCGCGGAAGCGTTCTGTTGTCAAGGCGTATGACACGGCGAACGGTGTCGTTTACAACGGGGCCATCCAGTCGATTACTCGTTCTGGATCGACGGCGACTGTCACGAAAGCGAATCACGGCTTTCTTGACGGCAAGTCGCTCACCATCGCCGGGGCGGACCAAGCGGCGTATAACGGAGCAATCACTGTAGGTGGGGCAACTCAGAACACCTTCACCTACACCGTAGCGGGGACGCCAACTACCCCGGCAACCGGCAACCTCTACCTCATCGATACGGATCAGAGCATCTGGGGTTCGCTGATTGAGGCTATCCATCTCGTCAGTATCGCAGCGGCGACCACCGTTAAGCTTGAGGTCTCTATCGACCTAGCGCTGGGTTGGAAGCACATCGACCCGGACCTGACCTCCGCAAACAACAATTCGATGATTACGCTGGGGGCCAAGTTCAACTTCGTTCGTCTGCGTCGTTCTGCCGGTACGGGAGCGGTCCTCGCGTACATGCAGTACTGACATGAAGACTAATCCGATTCGGCTACACTGTCGGGCCGACGACGAGGCGTGGGAGCAGATCGTCTTTGCCGAAGTCCTTGTCCCGGAGACGCCAAATGTCTTCGGTGACTACTGGACTAAGGACGCGATCAAAGACGCCGCCTACGCCTTCGCGATGTCCGGGTACGGCATCGACATTGACCACGACAATGACGACATCACTGGGTTAGTTTACGTCGTGGAGTCGTTCATCGCGCGGCAAGGTGACCCAGACTTCATTGAGGGGTCGTGGGTCGTTGCCATGAAGATTCTTGACCCGCAAATCTGGCAAGATGTTCTTGAAGGAAGGATCAATGGCTACTCGTACGAGGCCATTGTCAGCTTTCTTGAGGCCACCCTACAGATGGACGATGACGGGGTGCGAAGCGGGTATACTGAACCAGATGTCAACGACGGGCATACCCATGCCTTCGTGGTGTTGGTGGATGAAAACAACCGTCCTGTTTCGGGCGGAACCGATGACGTTAACGGGCATAGTCATGTTATCTCGACGCATACGGTGACTGAGGAAGCGGCGGGCCACAAACATCGATACAATATCGTGTCTGGCAAGGACGGAAAATGACTCAAGTAGAGAAAGACATCAACGTGACCAAGATGGTCAAGCCGCGTTTCTTGTCGCTGGTAGGCGTCCCGGCTAATCAAATCGCTTTCAAGGTCGTCCGCAACGATGCAGGCGAGGAGGTCACAATCCCCCGCATCACGCGCAAGCGGCCTGTGCGCCGGTCGGAACTTCTAGTCTCGTTCACGTTTTCTGACGAGTACGAAGACGAAGAGATTCTCCGCGAGCTAGCCACGTGGGGCATTTCCGACGCCACCATCACCAGAGACCCGGACGGAAAGAAACGGGTTCGTTGTTCTGACGCCGACCCGTCGTCCACCATGACGGTTACTCTCGGCAAAGGAAAGACGGTTTCGTTATTGAAACCGATTTCAAAAACCCGCTCGGACACCGGCTACGTTGCTGTGTCCGAAATTCAGTTTGCGAAAGACTATTTTCCTGCCGAACTCGATATTGTCGAATGGTGCAAGCGTCACCAAGTTGACATTTCGACTTCGACATTAGAAAATGACGACCAGCAAACTGTCGTGCGTCGTACGGTGAAGGCTATCCCGGACAGCGAAGCTCGGCGGATTGAGGTAGACAGCGGTGTACAGTTTGTAGTTGTACGGGCGGGTGAGGCCGATATCCCAGAAACTTTCTATACGGTGGTCAACGACGCAGCGTATGGAAATTGGGGTTGGGGCCAACTCGACTTTACTGCTACAATGGCTGATGTCGAGTTTTGCAATCTAGCGAGCGAGGCGATTGGTACGCTCAACCGGGTTGCAGAAACAATCCTTTTCTACAGCGACCTACCCATCGCTATTCGAAAAGAATTGATTACGTCGGCTTCAGAGCAGTTTGCTACATTCCTTGGGACCCTTATGGACGCTCTGCCAGATCGGGTCGTAGTTGCTAACCGTTCCATCCCTGAAAAGGAGATTTCTATGAGCAAGGCAAAGGGGCAAGACGGCCAGAAGGCTGAGCGTCAGGACGCAACCGACGCTGCTGCTGCGGCCAATACCGAAGCGACGGCTACGGCTGAAGGGACGACGACTCCCGCCGCTGAAGCAATTACGCGGGCGGATGTCGAGAAGATGATTGGGGATGCTATGGCGGGCATCTCTGGACAAATTGCTGAACTGTCGGCCAAGCTGACCGCTCCTGCGGCTGGCGAGGCTACGCAGCGCAGCGACGGCGCAGCCGATGGTGATGGTGGGAAGCCTGCTGCCGAAGACGCCTCTGGTGAACTCTTGCGTACGGTGCAGCGTTCGATCACCGACCTTGCGGATTCGGTCAAAGCAGTTGCCGAATCGGTCAAGAGCGTTGGCGAGCGTGTGCAAAGTCTGGAAGGCAACACCGTTGTCCGCAACGACAGCGGCGATCCGAAGCAGACGGCACGCAAAGACGTTTTCGTGGGCATGTTCGGCGGCGGCAAGCGAGCCTAAGCCTTTAACCATCACTTGTAAGGAGATTTCCCTCATGCTTTCCAACCAAGAACTCGCTCGTCGTGCTGACCTTGTTCTGGCCGACCTGAACGCAAACGGCGGTCTGCTCGACGCCGAACAAGCCAACCAGTTCATTGATCTGGTGATGGAGCAACCGACGATGCTGCGTCAGTCGCGCGTCGTTCGGATGAACGCCCCTGAGCGCAAGATCAACAAGATCGGCTTCGCCAGCCGTATCCTGAAGGCCGCGCCGCAAGGCTCGACCCCGTACGATGATCCGGCGACGGGCATCAACAACCGCTACCTCGCGGCTGCGGATCGTTCGAAGCCGACGACTTCGCAAATCCAGCTTCAGACCAAAGAAGTTCTGGCCGAAGTTCGTCTGCCGTACGAAGTTCTGGAAGACAACATCGAAGGCGAAAGCTTTGAGTCGCACATCATGCGCCTCATCGCTGAGCGGGCGGCGATTGACTTCGAAGAGTTCGCGCTGTATGCCGACACCCTGTCGGGCGATGCGTTCCTCGCCCTGCAAGACGGCTGGCTGAAGCGGATGACCTCGCACGTTGTCAACAACAGCAACGCGGGCGTGTCGCCGTCGATGTTCCAGCTTGGCATGCTGGCGATGCCGCAGAAGTACCTGCGCAACGTCGCCGCGATGAAGCACTTCGTTTCGGTCGCCAACACGATCAAGTATCGTGGCAAGGTTGCCGAGCGTGCCACCGGCTACGGCGATTCGATGCTGACGCAAGGCGGGCCGATCTTCGCCCACGGCGTTCCGGTCGAAGCTGCTCCGATGATCGCTGCTCAAGGTACGGGCAACGTGGGCGTCTTCACCAACCCGCAGAACCTCATCTTCGGCATCCAGCGCCAACTCCAAGTCGAGACGGACAAGGACATTCGTTCGCGCGAAATCATCATCGTTCTGACCGCCCGCGTGGCGCTCCAGATCGAAGAGGAAGACGCCACCGTCAAGTACACGAACATCTAGTCTCTCGGCCGAGACTATGCGGGGATGGGGGCTTCGGCCCCCTTACCCTTGAGTTGAAATCGATTTCACAGGAGATTCGCAATGTCTCTCGTTCAAAATACTCAGCTTGGCGCAGGCGGCGCGGGTTTCCAAGGTTCGGGACCCGACTCCGCTGTTGCAATCCTCAAGGAGCTTCAAGGTCTCAACGTTTCGCTGTTGGCGGGTGCGCTGGCGGACACCAAGATCGACCTCGCGGCTATTCGCTCGGAAGACACCATCATCGCGGCGCTGAACAACAACGCCGGTACGATCACCGACATTGCCAGCACGCTGTCGATTGTCGATGTTCGGGCGTCGGGGACGGTCACGGTCGGCGCATCGACCGCTGGTCATACTTGCACGGTCGCGGGTCTGGTGTACACCCTCGTTGCGGGTAACACCGTACTCGCCCCGACTGAGTACCACAAGGTCAAGATCGGCGGTACGACCGATGCAACGGCGGCGAATCTGGCGGCGGCGATCAACGCTCGCGAAGCGGCCCGCACTGCCCAAGTCGTTGCTTCCGTTGTCGGCAGCGTCGTTACGATCACTGCGGTTGCGGAAGGGACCGGCGGCAACGCCCTCACCCTCGCTGAAGTCGGTAACACGTTCACGGTTTCGGGCGCAACGCTGGCGGGCGGCACGGCGACGGGCGG